AAATGTTGTATCTCCGTGAATTATCGGTAAATGCCCAAACTTAATATGGTCTATGTCTTTAATTGGTTTAATTCCAAACGCATTAAGCCTAAACATATCTTCTATTTCAAATAAATCTATTCCTAACAATTCAGGTGCTTTTGTCCTCATATACCTTTGGTATCTTGCTTCGTGGTTTGCATCAAGATTGTAGTAGATAACAATATCAGGAAATACTTTTCTTATGTAACCCAGCATCTCAAGGACCGCCTCGTATTCCTCATCAAACTTTCTCATTCTTGGGTCTTTTTGGAAATCACTCAATTGATAAAAATCACACACGTCGCCATTCATAAATAAAGTATCAATTCCCTCTTTTGTAAGGTACTCAAAACAAATGTCTATTGCTTTTGGGTCGTGGAATGGAACTTGTAAATCACTAATAAAACCCATTTTCTTGATTCCAATTGGTAGTGTAAATACTACCTTTTCATCTACCCAAGATGGCGGTTGTACAAAGTTTACACTGGTTCTTTTATATTCTTCGTGGAAATCTTTATTGCTTGATTTTACATTTCCTAACTTACCCCTGTAATATCTTACTAGGCTTCGGATTTGTTCTTTATCGTCAAAGTGATTTGAATTTTCCTTGTAGATTAAAGATGCAAGGGTATGCGATGGCATCCACGAAGGATACTTTGATAAGTAGTCATTAATAATTTGACCACTCATAGTTTGTTTGCTACCAGCCATATTGTTTGGTTTTGTTTATGCCATTGAATCACGCACCATATCCGCTTCCGCTTCCCTTCTAACAACCAAGCCATCAAGTCCACGATTCTCCCAAAGTCTTTTACTCTTTTCAATCTGCTCTGCAATACCTTCATAATCCTGTGTAGCTATCAAATCAACTATTGCCCTCATTTCTGCCCTTGAATCACCTTCCAATTTATTACCCCTGTTATAAATCATTGAAACCAAAGCACCTTTAGTGTCATCGTTTAATAAATCCATATTAGGATAAATCTTCTTTGTCATTGCGTAGTATCTAGGTAATGAACTTTTAACGAAAACTTCGTATGCCGTATTGTATGGAATTCTAACATTTAATATTTCGCCTTTAAGCATTGCTTTTGCTTGTATTCCTTTTATTCCTATTGTTGGTCGTAAAGCATTTATATAATTCAAATTAATTACACCTGACCAATCTGCCATAAATTGTATTTCGGTTGTATAGCCCAAATCCGCACCGATGCCAATTGTAATACCCGATTCTCCCCCTGCCCAAATTGGTTTATTATATTTTTTATCATATACTGCACGACCACCAATTTCGTGCTGAATAATTAATTGGATTGCTTTAGTACTTATCATTTTGTGAATTTGTCTATTGTGGCAAAACCCATACAAGCACAAACCAAATAAAACACTAACTCCCCTAATTTAAAGTCTTTAGTATAAATGTAAGTTCCAAACAGGATGAATGCACCAATAGTGGCTATTATCCTTTTATGGCTAATACTTCCCCTTTCATCCCCCAAAGTGTTTAATATAAATTCCTTTATGCTCATAATTTCTTATAAATTCCTAGTGAATATTGATTAGTTGTAGCACCTATCGTAAATAAGCCGTTTTTAGGCATTTTGAAGGCAAGACCAAATCCAAACCCTACTTTCTTGTCAAACTCTCTAAAATCGCCTAAAACACCCCAATAAACGGCAAATTTAGGTGGCATTATCTTCGTGGTTTCTATTCTTATCGTTTTCTCTACGAAATGCCCTCCATATCCCCTTCCTAATATCTTATTTTGACTAATGGTGTCGCTTACATAAACATATTGAGCAGAATCCAGCTTTAACGTATCATAATACGCATATACTCGGTTATAATCGGATATTTTGATTGTATCGTGTTCTATTTTAACGATTGTATCTAAAACTACAAAAGGGATGCTTTGACCCCTCTTATATTTTACTATGTTTTTAACCTCTACAATAGTATCGTACTTCGTTATTACTATCGGCTTTGTTTCTTTCTTTGGCTCAAGAACCAACACTAAAACCGCTATTATTAATATGGCAGTTATTATGTCCCTCATCGGTCTTGTTTGTTTTGTAAAGCAATTGCAAGTTTATTTATTTGGTCAGAAATGTTATCTAGTTTTTTGCTTAAATTGTCATCTTGTTTTTCCACCATACTAACACGAATTTCTAATTCTTTTAGCTTAAGTGAAATCTTAACGTAGATTCCGATTAATCCAATAACAATAACTATTGCCTGACCAATTATAAATAAAGTTGTGTTCATTACAATTCTTCTTCTTCTTCTGTTATAAATGCGATACCTGTTGTCCAACTATCTAGAAAATCAAAGTTTTCTAATCCCTGTGGGTTTGCGATATTGATTTTATCAAATGCAAATTCTTTATCGCCCAACTCCTTTACTTGTTGTGTTAATTTCTTGATTGATTCTTTGGTAAACTTGTAGCCATTTTTCTCATCAAGGATTAAACAATCGTTACTATCTACTTGTGCGTTATCTAATCTTAAACCTTCAACTTCTGCCTGATATGCTTCGTGATGACTTTTTACCTTTTCATAAATACGGAAAAGTTTTTTCTGCGTACGATTTTCTTGACTACCAATTACGGCGTTAAGATTAGCTACTAATTGATTCAATTGATTGTAATTCATATTGTTTGGTTTTATTTATGCGTAGATTAAAGATGTTTTGTTTAGTAATTTTCCTGACAAATAAGCACAAAGTGTTCTTCTATTTAAATTTAATAACCTTGCAGCTTCACTTGCACTTTGATAAAATATACCATTTTGCGTATCTAATACAATTTTTGAATTAATTAATGTTAATTCTTTTATATTTTTACCATCAACCTTTTTTAACCCATTTTTATAAGCGTGTTTCATATTCTCACTTCTTGTAGACCATTCAAGATTTTCTAATCTATTATCGGTTTTAATTCCGTTTATATGATTCACTTGTGCCTTATTATCTAAATTATCTAAAAAAGTACTTGCAATAACCCTATGTAAAGAAAGTCTTTTAATATTACCTTTATTACACAAACTAACTTGATAATATCCGTTTCTACCTAACATTGGTTTTAATTCTCTATTAAACTTGTTGTTTATAACCTTACCATCTTTGGTAACGCTATAATTGGGATAATTAGGAATTGGCTTCATTTGATTGATTTTTTTACAAATATAGTTAATTGTCATAGGTTTTCTTTTAAATAATGTTCAACCACCTCAATAGAATCAAATTCCTTTCCTAATGGATTTTCCCACATAAAAAACCCTTCTATATCAGTACCTGTTGAATAATGTTTTAAAACCCATCTTAATAGCATAACTAAATCTCTTTTTTTATTCTCAAATTCTTCCTTTGCTATTAATGGTTTTCTTTTATTCCAAGCAGATTGCTTTGACTCCATAAGTTTGGTTGTTATAGGTTTTCTATCTCTTGTTTTACTTCAGCCCAATATTTTGAATATCTATATCCAAGCTCTCTACTCCATTCCCCATTGTCATATTGTATTTGATATTCTTCTTGCGTTTCTTTTAATTCTAATATCTCATCTACTGCAATTAATGTACATTGTTTAGCTCTATATAAATCATCGTACATTCCTTTATTTTCTATTACAAGAAACATTTTATCAAATAATTCTTTTGCCTTTTCTTTTGGTGTCATAATATTGGTTTTGCCAAAATTAGTACTATTGTTTATGCGTATATTAAAGATGTAATATTTAAACTTTTACCTGATAAATAACCATAAAGTGTATTTTTATTAATTTGCAATTCCATTGCAGCTTCTTTAGCACTTTTATAAAAAATTCCAGTTTGAGTATTTAAAACTTTTTTGCTTAATCTTTTTCTTGATTCTTGTATTTGTTTATTAGTAATAATTTTTAAACCATTTTTAAATGCGTGTTTCATATTTTCGCTTCTAGTTGCCCACTCTAAATTTTCAATTCTATTGTTAGTTTTTATTCCGTTAATATGATTTACTTCTTTTTTATTATTAGAATTAATTAAAAAAGCAGATGCAACAAGTCTGTGAATTAATGTCATTGCAACTTTACCTTTATTACATAAACCAACTGCATAATACCCATTACTATTTATTATTGGTTTTAATTCTCTATTAGTTTTATTATTTAAAACTTTACCATCTTCGGTAACGCTATAATTGGGATAATTAGTAATTGGCTTCATATTGGTTGTTTTAGCAAATATAAGATTAAATACTATTTGTTGGTGCTTCTACTTCAGCAACTACTTCAGGAACTATTACTTCAGGCACAGGCGGAACATAATCCCCAATGATTGTAAGGTTTAAACTTGTAGCTACGAACTCCCAAGCATATTGGTCGTTTGCTCCCCATTTAGTGTAATCTTCGCCTGTCATATTTAAACTACCATCTTGTAATCTTTGTTGAGCAGCATCTAAAAGGTTGTAAGTAAATACTGCACTTGTTCCTAAAGTTACATTTGAAGCCCAAGTGTTTAAGTAGATTGCTTCTACAAATGCACCATTTTGCCACATTTGAATTGGTTGAATTTCTTTCATTTTATTTATTTTTTAAAGTTTCTATTTCTGCTTTTAATTCTTGTACCGCCTTAATTAAAACAGGTACTAATTCCGTATATCTTACCCCTAACATTCCATCACCATTTTTATCAATTAGTTCAGGGAATATCTTTTCTACCTCTTGTGCTATTAACCCAAGATTTTGTTTTTTAAATTTATCATCTTTGTAAGAGAAATTAATAGTTTGTAAAGTAGATAATTTTTCTACTGCGTTCTCAATATGACTATTTATATTTTTTAGTCTAATATCCGAGTTAGCAGTCCAAGATGTTGCACCTTGAGTTAAATAAACACCACCTGAATAGTTGGTTATGTAAAGTTTATTTCCTGTAAATTGATTAATTAAAATCATATCCCCTGCTGCCGTACCTGATAAGAATTGACCTGCTGAAGTACACGCACCTAAACTACCACCTATTGTTGGTGAAGTAATTGTGTTACTAAAAGTAATCGCAGGTGCAGTACCTGCTGCTTTAAGTTGTTGTGCAGCCGTTGTAGAAAAGAATACTAATTTAGCACCGCTTCCGTTATCAGTAGTTCCAAGTAATAAATTACCATCACTTGTAATACGCATTCTTTCGGTAAGAGCATTACCAACTGCACCTGTTGCTTTACTTGCAAATATTATATTAGCTCCATAATTTGAATCAGTTGCATAAATACTTGCTTGAGCAGGATTAGAAGCTACTTCGCTTTCAGTCATTGAAGGAGATAGGTTAATACCTACTTGCGTTGAACTTCCTTGATTTGATACTATATTTTGAAATACATTTCCAGCAGTGCCTTGAAACAACATTAATTTGCCACTAGGACTACTTGTTCCTATACCTACATTGCCTCCTAATGGATTAAAAATAATTGGATATGATGTTCCACTTGGTCCACCTCCATTATTATTTCTACCTTGAAAAGCTATTCCATATGGAGCAGTTCCATTTGCAGTAATAGCTAATTCCTGACCTTCGGAACAACTTATTATTGCAGCAGCAGCAGTACCAACTGTTAAACTTGGCGAAGTAGCAGTACTATATACTTGAAATTTACCATAAGGCGAAGCAGTTCCTATACCTACATTACCTCCACTTGTAATACGCATTCTTTCGGTAGTATTACTAAAAGAAATATAACCACTATTAGGGTTTGTTATATCAAATCCTGTTGATGTTGTATTAATTTGAAATGTTTGTGCTACACCATCAGTAATATTACATAATAAACCTGCTGCTCCTGTTGAAACCGATAATTTAGCACTAGGACTACTTGTTCCTATACCTACATTGCCGCCTGCAAAATTAAATTGAGACGCATCAAATGTAAGTTTGGTATTTGTAGCAGTAGTATAATTTCTTGAACGAATAGTAGCTTCTTGTCCTGCAGGATAATAACTTATTGAAACCATACCTGCAGTAGAAACTAAATCCCCATAATCCGCCTCATTCGTTACAAATAATCTACCGTTTATTCTACCATAATTTGATATAATACCATTAGAAGTAGTTACACTACTAGAGAATGTAGCTGCTCCTGTGGTAGCAATAGATAACCCTGTTGAACCACTTGAGCCGTTTGGATTAAGATTTAATGCTTTGCCTGTTCCTGCTACTAAAAATGATGTAGTAGCACCCCAAGTCCAAAATCCACCAACTGCTGCTGCTCCTAAAGTTATAGTATCACCACTTTTTATTTCACCACTAAATGTTGCACTTGTTCCACTCAATGCTCCTGTTAAAGTTCCCCCTGCTAATGGTAGGTAAGTTGAAGCTGCTGCACTTGTAGTTAAGTAAGTTGAACTATCTACCGAACCATCTGCCTTTAAAAATTGAGCAGATGTACCGCCTGTTTTTACAAATGATGTAGCAGTAACTGATGAAGCGAAAGTTGCAGCACCTGTATTTGCAATCCTTAATTTTTGGCTATTGTTAACTGCAAAAGCTATTCCGTAATTTGAATTGTTTGACATTACAAAATCACCTACAAAAGAACCTGTATAAAAGTTATTAGTAGAAGTTACCACCCCTAAATATGCAGAATAAGTATTTGTATTTGTTGTAGATTCAGTAAACAATACCGAAGGTGCTAAACCCATCACCCTTAATTGTGCAGCTTCCGTTGCTGAATAAACTGCTAATCTATGACCTATTGACGCATCAGTTGTATTTATTAATACCTTTCCACTATTGTCATAAATAATGCTATCCGATATTGAAAATGTACCTGAAAACTTTGGTATGTAGTTAGTAGTTCCACCACCTCCAATCTTTCCATTAAATGTGTTCCAATCAGTAGATGTTAAATATCCATCAACTGAACTTGTTGCAGCAGGAATAGAAATAGCAGGAGTTGTACCTCCACTTGAAACAATCGGACTTGTTCCTGTTACCGAAGTAACATAAGTACCTGCCGCTTGATATTGTGGAATGTTTAAAGTTGCTCCTACTAATGTTGCTGCCCCACTCGTACCTGTTGTGGTTAATGTAATAGCATTCTGCTTTGCGTTAAATACTGACCAATCAGCTGAACTTAAAGCACCTCTATTCGCTGCACTTGCCGTTGGTAAGTTAAAAGTATGCGTAGCCGTTGTACTTGAAATATTGAAATCCGTTCCACTTGTTCCTGTTTGAAAGTATTGCACTTGAGCAGTCAAACCATTTAATGCAGTAATACCTGTACTAAATGTTGTTATAACTTCGCATAAATGAGAATTTTGAGTATGTAATGTGATTGTTTTACTCGCGTGAGTTACATAAACCCTTATAGCTAATCTATCAGTAATTGTTAATGATGTTTCAGGTACTGCAACCGAAGTTGTATATAAATCAATCGCAGTTCCATTAGTTATGTATTCAGGATTTGCTGAATTATCTGCTATTAAAGTAAAAGTACTACCATTATATTTATAAAGTTCTACATAAAAACTAGGTGAGCCTCCACCCGAAGATGCACTAAAATACATTTCAAAGTTCCAATTTCCTGCTGGGATAACTAATTGTGCAGGGTCGTTAGCATCGGTTATAAATTGACTTATATATCCATTAGCATTTATAGTAAAATCTACTCCTGTGCCTATTACGGCATTTTTACTCATTTCATAATAAGTGTTTCCTACAAATGTGCCTTGATTTGTTCCTCCGTTAAGATAATACGAAACCGAAGAACCGCCACCACCTCCTGTTGGAAAACTAGCTAAAGTACCATCTCCCCTGATATATTGTGAAGCAACACCTGCTCCTGTTACTGCTAGTGTACCTCCTGCTCCTGTTAATGGTGAGTTGGTAACTGTAAATGCACTTGGCATTGTTAATCCAACACTTGTCATTAAAGTAGGGAAGGTTGTCAAGTTTCCTGCTCCGTTTACATATTGAAGATTTGTTCCGTTGAAATTAGCAGTTATCGTACCGCTTGTACTAATTGGAGAATTGCCGATAGTGATTGCTCCACCATTAGTAGATAAGCCAACCGAGGTTACCGTTCCATTTTGTCCGTTTGATTTCTGCCAAGTTCCTGAACCATATAAAACCCAATCTCCAACCGCAAATGTTACAGGACCAGCACCAAAATTGACAGTTCCAGCAACATTACATATATACATATCTCCTGCATCACCCACACCATTCGTTAAGGTTGGGGTATTTGTTGCAGCATTCCAAGTACCTAAATAAGTAACCACCGATGAAGGTAATTGTGATACAGGAACTTTACCACCGCTATCCAAAGTAGCTACACCATTTGCAGCACCTAAAGGAACTGAACTAACAACTCCACTTGTAGCCGTTAAAACTCCACTTAAATTCCTAACTTTTGCACCTGCTGAAACTACAATTTGATTTGCCATCTTATATTAATTTATAACTAAATTATTGAAATAATGCCCTAATAAACTCCCCACTTTCTAATACCCTTCCAAATGTCAATACCCCTGTCGTACTATTCCACTTCACTTGCTCATCAACTGCCGTTCCTGTCGTTAAAATATCCTGAACATCAATACCACCACGAGAAACATAAAGACAAGCCTTGCCTATCATATCGCCATAAGTGATTGTAGTTTCGCCACCTGCTGCAACAGTTCCCTTTGTGTAAACCGCACCTCCAGCAACAATTACAACCCCTTCAGGATTGATTGAAGTTCCTGTTGTAGCATAAGCACCTGTACCCTGTAACGATACACTATACGTTGCTATGTCTTTATAAGGTGCGTTAATTTGTAAACTTGTTAAGTTACAATTACCACTAATCACTACCAAACCATCAACTCCGTTGTCAATAACAAACTTTACTAAAATTGTTGTGCTGTCTTGTTGTTGTTGTAATAAGAATAAATAGCCATAACCATCCAAAGTTATAAGACCATCACAAGTTACACTCCAAGTTGCAGTATCGTTTTTGTATTCTCTATACCACGCACTCGTTTGGCTTGTTACCTCTTTTTGGTCAACACTTACACTAAATGTGCAATTTGTAGAACACGAAAACGGAATATCCCTACCTTCAGGATAAGTCTCCGAAGCTGGTTCGTGATAATACAACATTATATTCTTTCCAATTACATTGTCTGCCATATTACAAAGTTAATTAATTAAAAGGTACGCCGTTTACTGTGAATATTGTTTCTATTGTGCTTGAAATTTCCACATTTGAAATATCTAATAAAGTAGCTTGAGTTTCACATCCTACTATGTCAATAGTCATATTCCCTGTCATATATCTATTATCTTCAATGTTTATTTGTGCTGGGTCAGTATCTAATATTTGTAATAACTTATTAGCAGCAAAATTGCCATTAGTTGTTTCTATTCCAAATAGATTACAATCCACATTTATCAAGTTCCTTCTATAATTGTTTATATATTCCTTCATTATAGTTTGGCTTAAACCATCCGTAGGGGTCGTATAAGGTCCGTAACGATACCATCCTGTGGCTGATACAAAGTTCCCTGATACTAATTGTTGAATAGTTCCGTAAGCCATATTTGCTTGTGTTCTATCAACCCCATCACCATCATAGATAGGATAACCTAAAGGCAAATCCATTTCTAATTGATATTGATTATTTGCATCAACTATTGAAGTAGATGTAATCAATGATAAAGGAGAATCAAATGTCAATCCAAATGCACCAACTTTTGCATAGGTAGCACAATCAAATATATCCCTTGTAAGCATATAAGTAATTGCCAAAGTGCCATTTTCAGGAATTGGTGGGGTTGTTATTGTAACTGTGTTTATTTTATCTTCCTCTACTAAAGGAACTTGATAATAATTATCAAAAGGTGCAACCGAAGCATCTTGCCAAATACCATCAACATTGATATAGTAAATTGCAGCACCACCGCCTATTCCAGTTAATTGTATTTGAATTTGTCCTCTTACTTTGTCAACAGGTTGAGCATAAATTGTTTGAGTATATGTTAATGTGTCATTTGCCGTTACATATCCAACAGGATTTGTATGAACTTCAGTTAATCCTGTAACACCTGTTGATGTTCCTAATATCATATAAAACCAATCACTTGCCTCGTATGGTTTATTTACAACCGATACGCTTCCACCTGAACCTTGATTAAATGTTCCCCATAATGTAGGAAATCCACTCGTTAAATTCTTTAGGTTTGAATTTGAAATATAATTAGGTGCGTAACTGATATCGTATCTATAATTGAAATTGTTATAACCTTTCTTAAATAGCTTCATTTGGCTATTATTAGTAAAGTATAAACCGCTTGTATTTCCTGTATATGGTTGTATTTCGCTTAATGTATTAAATGTGCCTGAATCTACTAATAAGCCATCTGCATCGTATTCCGTAAAATAAGTGTAAGCAAAATATGGAGCAGCAGCAAACTCATTAACTGCTACAATCATCCATTTCCCATTGGCTTGATAAATTTTGCAACCAAATGACTTTAATATTTTAGTCAAAACAATTAAACAAGTTTCGTATGTTTCATCATCATTTTGAAAGTAAACAGGTCGTAAATAACTTTGATTAAATGGTTCATATTCGCTACCATCACCACGATTATCCATTCCAGCTGCGTAATAAGAACAAGCAGTAATTAAATTCAATCCTGTTGGGAATCCTATTTCAGCCAAACAACTATATAAAAAATAAAGTACTGTTTGTGGGCTTAATTTAGTGTTACCAACCACATTTGTTTCAACATAAGTAAATGGAATATAATCTAACATTCCAAGTCCATCAATAGCATTAAAAGCTAATTCTTTCCTTCCTGTGGTAAATGAATATTGAACTAAATCACTTAAAACCCAACCTTGCCAATAAATAGTACCATCTATAAATAACTTAACTAAATATTTCCTATCGTTCAAAGTTGTAAAGTCAGGCATATTATCAGCATCATCGGTAACATCAATACTGACATTTAACTGACTTGCATAAATAGGTTCGTAAATATCATCACTTCTTGGAATGTATTGTAACTGAATAGCAGTTGCAGGATATTCAATTACCGCAGCAACTGTATCATCAATATACATTTCAACAACCGCAACTTCATTGTTTTTGGTTGCAGCAGTTATTTGGTATTTTAAGTTATATGCCACCTCGCCTTAAATTTAATGATGAATTTGACCTTTGTAATGCTAAAACCAAATCATTTCCTCTTAATACAAATGAACCTCCGTTTGACATTCCACCGCCTGAATTAGCACCACTTGTAAATGCACTACTTAATATACTATCTAATTTAGACAAAGGCATAACTGCTTCGCTTTCTCCACCCTCACCTACCATTGCAAATGTTGGTTTGCTCACAATTCCACCTTCAGCCATTGGAGTAAATCCTAATAACTTACCTAATCCACCAACCAATCCTCCTGTTAAGTCCGTTGTGCTTCCAGCTGCACCGCCCATTCCTAATGCACTCATAATAGCCTTAAATAATAACGCTTTTACAACCATTTGAGCAAGTTGTAAAGTTAAATCCTTAAATACATTTAAAACTGATTCTCCAATATTTTCACCATTTGCAAGTGATTGAAATATATTGCCAACACCATCTGCAATAAATTGTGCAGTTGTAGCAGCCTCATTTAATAAATAATTAAATTTAGCTTGTTCACTTGCAGCCTCCGAAATTGCAGCAGCTTCAATAATAGCTTGAGATGGACCACGACCTAAAAGTCCTTGTGGTGCTGGTGGTGCAACTGGTGGTGCTTTTCTTTCTAATGGAATAATTGGTCCAATTTCTTGAGCAGATAATTTTCTTAAAGCTAATAAAGCACCAAATGCTTCCGTTTGTTTCTTTAATGCACTTGTAGATAAATTAGTAATGTCATTAAACTTTATTTGGTCGCTTATTACCGATTTATATTTTATATTTAATTGAAGTAAATTTGCATCTACATCTTTAATTGATTGAGCATTTTGACTTAATGCTTTGTTTGCTAATGTTGTATTTAAATCAACAATTGACATAGCAGAACCAGCACCAATTATCGCAGCCTTTACAAATTCATATGCTTTTGTAACACCGCCAACACTACCTCGCATTTCCTCAAAACTTTGAATCTGCAATCTTACTTTCTTTGCTTCTTCTTCTGCTATAACTGTTGCAAATGCTTGAGCCATTGCCTTTCGCTTTAACGATTCAGCAATGCTATCAATAACTATTTTTAATTTAGCACCATCCTGAATGTCTAATGCTTGTAATTCTAAATTACCCTTATATGTGTTTTTTAATTGTTCTAATGCCCTTTGTCTTTCAGTTGTGCTTCTTGTAGTATCATCAACTATGCCATTTAAAATAACAAGTTTATCAATCTCCGCTTGAGCCTCACCAACACCTTTTGACATTGTTGTATTAAACTTTGACAATGCTGCATCTGCTGAAGATGTTTGGCTCACAAAATTTATAATCTCATCACCAAAAGAAACGATTAAGGATGAAACAACACCAACTGCCAAACCAATACCTGCTGGTCCTATTAAAGCAGAACCCATTGCCTTCAATGCTGCTCCTGTGCTGCCACTTGAAGATTGTAATCTTTGGAATGATTCTAATAATGGGTTAATGTTGTTCGCAATACCCATAAATCCGTATGGAGCATCTTGAGCAACCCTTGACAAGTTTGACAAAGCCATTGTTGCTTGTCCACTTGCATTTGGCATCTTCTTAAAAGCAGTACCTAGTTGTGATGTGGCAGTAACAGTTTCCTGTATATTTTGAACCGCTTGTTTATTGTCAGCGGTTATCGTAATTTTTAATGTTTCTTGTGCCATTTTATTATTTTACTCCGTACAACTTTAATGTCCTTGCTAGTTGCTCTTGCGTTAGTTTAGGCTTTTCTTCTTCCACTTCATCACTAGGCAAAGGAAAAAAGGACTTTATACTTTTCGGATTTTTATCCGTTGAATTTGACCTATAAATCATATAAGCTAAAGTTCTTGTCCTTTCCCATTCCTTTATCTGCTGATTCTCATAAGCCTTTTTATATAATAAAAATTCTCGCCAAGTAAGTTGCCAAAACTCATTAATTGTCAAGCCAACTTCTATTGCGAGAATAATTATTGAATCCCAGCTATATATTCCTATTTTTTTTTTCCTTTCTCTTTGGTTACTTCGGCATTTTCTTTTGTTTCAGGAATCATTGAAGTCTGCATAAATTTAATAAAATCTATTAGCTGACCATCTTTTGCAGATAACCCACCAACCTCATCAATCCAATCGCAAACGATAACATCGTTAAATTCAATTGGTTGATTTAGTGTCTTACATCCGCTTTCGGCAGATGCTTGGATTATATGCACAATTGTTCCTAATTCAAAAGCCCCACTTGATAAAATATTGATTAAGTCCAAAAGAGATTTATTCTCTAATTCGCAAAATCTTTTCATTGCCCAAGTACCCCATTTCAAAGGGATTGTTTTGTTGTTGTTCAGTCTTAATTCAAACATAGTTTAGTTTTTGGTTTATGCAGTTTCAGTTTGTGTAATTGGTGGAACACTTACTACAAAAGTTGCAGTAAATTTAACATCATCACCATCATCTGCTTGTACTCCAAAATCGCTAATAAACACTAATTGACCAACACCACCATAAGTAATATCTCCAGTAGTTGGAGTTGCTTTACCCATTTTGATAGCAAATAAAGTCTTTGCAGAATGAGCGGTGTATAATTGTTGGTAAGAATCCTTACTTGGAGTTCCTGTTTCATCAATAGCAAATCCTTCACAATCAAAAGATTGAGAAAATACAGGACTTGGTGTGTATGAATTACCACATTTAGAAGTTGCATCAATTGTGTCGTTAGTTGATGTCAATGAGTTTGTTGTAAGACAAGCAACAGGTTTAAATGTTCCGTCATTGTCTATGTCAGCTAAAAGGATATAATCCCTTCCTGATACTTTAGTTTCTGCCATTTTATTTAATTTTGAGTTATTATTATATTATAAGTTATTATCGTTCTAAATACGTTATCCAAAGGGTTTAAACCATCTAAATTTCTAATTGCACCAACCACCAAACTTGAAGCATAAAACCCATTTGCAAGGGTTATATTCGTGTCGGAATTGATTGCAGTTAGTATTAAATTGCTTATCGTTTCGGCTCTTTTATAACCAAAGTTACTATTTTTTATGACAATGTCAACATCCATAGTAACCGCATTCGTATAACTGATTTTTCCTTGTTCCTGTGCGGATGTTCTGCCTGTCATAATTATATATTCATCAGTTGCAGAATCAGGGGCAATACCATCATAAACAGGTAATGCACTTGAACTTGTCAAGTTGGTATAAAACCATTTCTTTATTTCTATATTAGGATTAAGCATTTAATAATTTATTTAGTCTTTGTATAAGTTTAGGTTTTTCCATTTCGTAAGCTGGAACTAAAAATGGTTGTGGTCGCATACCTTTTCTTAATATGCTTAAAGCTATCACATAAGCCAAACCTTTGTCATTTTTACCATTGCCAATTCCTTTACGCTTTACCCACAAAGTTAATGCTTCAACCATATCTTTAAACTTGCCTCCGCTTTTACCTTTAAATTGTTGAGCATAAGATTTAAAATCAGCAGGTACATTTACTTGTGGTCCAGTACCAAATTCAACATAAGCAGCATACGAAGCGTTAGCAGCAACCGAATATGTCAATTCTCCATCTTTTGTAAGTGCTATTGAGTTCCTTAATTGACCAAAGTTTACAGGTGCTAATCTTTTGGCTTGATTCTCTATTTTTAATGCAGATGCGTTTATTTCATCACTTACATCAACTTTTAATGCAGTAGATAATTTATTTAACTTGCCTTCAAGTTCTTTCATTCCACTTAAACTTACTGCAAATGCCATTATGCGTACATTAATATTTCGTAAAATCTAAATTGATTCTCTACATCCTTAATTGAATGGATTGTGTACATTTCCCCTTCTGCCTCTATTTTGTACATATTGTTAATCGTTACATCGTACCTGATAAATAATTTAGCAGAACGAGTGAAACTTAATTGTGCTTCTAATAATGCTCTATTCTCGTTTTCAGGTCTAAAATCCCCAAATACGACTTCTTGTAAGGCATAGGTAGTTGTGTAGCCACCTTGCCCATCAGCGGTGATTGTAGGCACATATAAGCCTATTTCCGAGTACATTGTGTTGGCATCAACATAGTTTGCCTTTTTGCTTCCTATCCTCATAATATTGGGCTTATTCTTGTCCAACGTTGACACGCTTTCCAAGTCTTTTCACAAATACCTGTATCACTATCCAATCCTCTATTTTCGTAATCGTAACTAACTTGGTCTAAAATAGCAATCTTTAAATCGTTTGGAATGGTTGCATAACCTACCACATAAGTAGCCTTTAAGTTTTGAAATTGTGGTCTTTGTAATTGTGGGAATTTACCACCTACTAAAGTGTAATCAGCAGCTACAATAGTGTCTCCATTTTGGTCTATTAAAGATGTAAAACTATTGACTGGACCATAAGGCAGCTGGAAGTGTCCATCCCAATTTGTAAACCATACAACCGCAGTCTTTGCTATTAAACTCAATCCTGTACCTACTTCAACCGCTTCCCTTGCTTGTTTAATCATTAAAGAAATTTGGTTATCATCAACATTTGTAGTAACCCTACAATACAATTTTGCCTCTGCTAATGTAACAGGTTCAACCACAGGAGCAGTTTCCGTTAAAGTAAAATCTATGATAAAATTAGAATATGCCATACATCTTTTTTACAAATTTACAATAAATATAATAAAAAACCCCACCGATTAAGATGGGGTCTTTTTTATCTAACCTTTAAAACTAGATGTTTCCTAAATCAGCATAGATTGCTGAAGTTGGTTGCATTAAGTTGATGTCCTCATAACACTCAATTCTCGCAGTAACCATATTTTGTTGGAAGTTAGAAGCATTCTCATAAGAGAATTCAATTGCTAATCCTTCAACTTCAATACGCTCTACGAAGCTGTTATCCAAGATAAGAACTTTGTCATCAGTAACCCAAGATGCAGCAATAATAGGAGTTCCCCATATTGTCATACCACCATTAGGATTAACAATAACTGAACCATTACCTGCGTAGTAACCAGCAGTGATTGTTTCTTTCAATAAGCGACCTAATTGACTAGGGCTTACTAAAGCTACTGAAGATACAAAGTTTGCACTCTTTTGGTTACCGATGTAATCAACTAATTGCTTTAAATCAACAGTTTCAGCAGTTGTTGTAGAACCAGTTGCAGCAGCAGATACAGTTGCAAAGAAAGCAGCGTTTTCTGCTTTAAAGAAATCTCTAGTCAACATTCTTGGTAAAGTTGTGCTTAAGAAAGGCAAACTTCTAGCCATTTGTTTTGAGAATGTAGAGAAACCAGCGATGTAATCATTAACCACTTTAACCTCGCTTAATGCGTAGTTGTTCTCACCTTTGTTTGAACCTTCAGTTTGAGCAGCAATGTTGTTAGTTGTTGCAGTCTCTTTGTAGAATACATACAAACCACTTTCGCTACGTACAGTTGGAACTAAATCACGGAAATTGATTGCTTGACTTGGTAAAACTGAAGCGTTAATAGCATAAGATGCTTGAGCATCACCTGTTAAAGAAGCACCTAAAGTCATTGATTTTACATCACGTAAATCTAAACGGAATTTACCATTTGATTTCATTGATTTTTCCATTTCATCTAATCTACCATCTAATTTCTCAATGATAGCCTCATCTAAAAACTTTACTTGTTTAGATGCATTTTTCTTTTGTGCAGCAGCTTGAGCATCAAATTGTTTTTGTGCTTCATCTTTTACTACACGGATTTCAGCGTTTGTTGCTTCCAACTTCGCTTCAATACTAGCTTGAAAACCTTTAAGGTTATCAGCCATTTCGTTAATTACGTTTTCCATTTTTACTTTTTTAGTATTTTATTAAATTCTTTAATTGCCTTTAAGATTTCCGCATCATTGTTTTTGACTTCCTCAATTATCGGCTGCGGTGCTTCTGCGACCATAGTGATTTCTTTAACGATTTCAATCTCCAATAAATCTGCTTGAATCCTTTTTATTTCAATCTCCATCAACGCAAAGGTTTCATCGGTAAATTTACCGCCTTTAAACGCTTTCAAGAGTTTCTCTAGCCTAGTTGCTAATTGTTCTTTCTTTACTTCACTCTTTACTGAAATAGTTGGTGTTTCAGGGTTTGCTGCCCATAATACTGCACTACCTTCATAAAGTTTAAGTTCAGTAATTGTTCTTACTCCATCCTTTGCTACGCTTGAATTAATTGTAGTAAATCCGATTGAGTGTTGATTGATTAAACCTGCATCGTACATTTTTAAAACATCTTCGCCTGTTTCGGTCATTACTATAGGAGTGATTGCAATAAGCATATCGCCTTCAACATAAAGTTGTTCAGGCTTTCCGATAACGGCTTCCATTTCAGCACAATGGTCAACTAAAGACCATATCAAGTTTTTACCTGCTGGACCTCTTTCTTTTAAGGTTTTGGTGAATGCTTCAGGAACGATAATATCATTATCTAAATCTACATTACCTGTCCTTGCCCATACTGCTTTAACCCTGCGTTGTTCGGTATCTACATCCATTACTTCGTAGCCGATGTCTTGTTTTTCAACAATTAAATCTTTTGATGCGTAAGTTTTCATATTTACAAAGTTATATTTTTTTTTATTATTCAAACAAGTCTGCAATTAAGTTTCCTATTTGCATTCCTACTGCGTTAGTTAGTATTCCCCAAATCATCCCAACATTGCCTTTTGGTGGGTTATCTTGTAGCTTTAATAGTTTGCCATTTTTATCCCTTTGTGCCTCATATCCTAAAGTACAACGGCAGTTGCAAACATCACCAGCACTTCCACTTGAATCGCAAGGATGAAGCATTAAGTCAAAACCGCCTTTCTTATTTTGCAGTTTAAATGTCGCATCCATTGGTATTTTAGTGCCATCCATATTTAGGTGGTCAAATTGGTCTCGTGGAATCCTTCTTGTCCTGTTGTCTTTTGCTGCAATCCATTCTTTAATAGTTACTAATCCTGTACTCGTTGCACCAACCATTGAACCGATATTAGCAGCCCTTCCTGTTTCCGTTCTTGCTATTAACTCCGCTCTATAATCAGTTATTCCTGCGTTTCTTAACAAGGCAATTGATTCAGGTAGTGTTAGATTTTGCTCGGCTGATTGAATTAAATATCTTCTAATTTGGTCTTTGGTAGTTTGAGTAATATCGGATGCCAATTGGTCAAGTCCTTGCGTTTGCAAATATTGTAGGATAGTGTAAGCAAACAAATCCGTTTCAGCTGATTTAACCTCCAATGCCTCGTAATGCCCCTTTACTGACCTTTTAACGACCTTACTACTAATTTGAGCCATCTTTACACCCATAGCTAAATGGAGCTTTTGTATGGTCTTTTTAATGGCTTTATCGCTAATTGCGTTGTAGTCTAGTGTACGGCAATAGGTATTCACTTGATTTTGTAGTTCTTTTTTGAACTTCGGTGAATATTGCTTTAATGCGTTGGCATATAATTTTTTAT